GTCTTGCGGAAAAAGTGACTAACGAACAATCAGAAAGCGAGTGACAAAATGGCGCAAAAAAAACCAGAAATCAAACTGAACCCTGACCCTATGAACCCCAACAGAATGAGCGCAGAGGACAAAGAGCGAATGCGGTTATCTCTCGCAGAGTTCGGCGACCTTTCAGGGGTGACGCTCAACCGGAGAACCGGCTTGCTTGTGTGCGGGCACCAGCGCGCCGACGTGCTAACGGGATATACGATTGACGTCAAAGATCTTGGCAAGCCGGAAGCAGACGGAACAGTCGCGCGCGGGCACCTTGTGCTTTACGGCAGAAGGTATGCAATGCGCGTGGTTGATTGGTCGGAAGAAAAGGCGCATGCGGCCCTGTTGGCGGCCAATCGGTTTGGGCGCGTCGGACAAGACGACGCCGATCTGCTGAAGGGGTTGCTCGACGAACTGAACGGGGCTGGGATCGACACCGATCTGACCGGGTTCGACGCCGACGCACTGGCAGAACTGTTAAACCCGAAAGGGGATGAAGGCGGCGACGATCTGATTGCCGAGGATTTCAGCGTTGAAAAAATGTGCATCATCGTCACATCTAAAACGACCGAAGAACAGCGCTCGCTTTTTGAGGAGCTAACCAAAAGGGGGTTGTCATGTCGTTTGTCGAGCATGTGATAAATTTTGTTCCGCCGCAGACGTTTCGCACGGCCGAGGTTCGCGGAATGTTTGATTATTCCACCGCAGTGGTCGAACAGAAGTGGCGGGTTGAGATACCAGACGATTCAGAACCATGGAAAGTCGGCGTAATCGTCGGCCCTTCTGGAAGCGGAAAAACACAAATAGCCGCAAAACGTTTTGGAGCGGACGCACTTGTGTTGCCTTCGTGGAATGCGCTTCCGATTGTGGAAAACTTTCCCGCTGATAAAAAAACCAGTGAGGTTTGCGACCTACTCACGCGGGTTGGGTTGGGAAGTATACCGGCATGGCTTTTGCCGTACGCCGCGTTGTCAAACGGTCAACGGTTCCGAGCCGATATAGCCCGCCTGCTGATGGCGAAAAACGAAAAGACGATTGTGGTTGACGAGTTCACCTCGGTGGTTGACCGCACGGTGGCGAAAACCACATCGGCGGTGTTGGCAAAACACATCAGAAAAACCAGCAGTCGGTTCGTGGCGGTTTCCTGCCATTACGACATCATTGATTGGCTTGAGCCGGATTGGGTTTTAGATATGACCAGCGGGACACTGGTAAGGGGGGGGCTTTGGCGAAGGCCAAAAATTAACCTGTCAGTCTTTGAAACCGGCCGGGAATATTGGGCGATGTTTAAAAAGCATCACTATCTGAGCGCCGATCTTGCACGCGCCGCCATGTGTTTTTTAGCCACGATGGACGGTGAGCCTTGCGCGTTTTGCGCGATAACGCACTACCCGCACAAGCAACTCGGCAGCGTCTACCGTGTCCATCGGGTGGTTACGTTGCCGGACTATCAGGGTCTTGGTATCGCCATGCGGATGATGTCGGCGATTGGTCAATCCTTAAACAAGGACTTGTATATCTCGACCTCACACCGTCCGTTTGCTGTGAGTCTGGCAAAATCACCAGAGTGGGCGCAGGTTAGGCGGCGCAGCTTTTCAGCTGCTCCGTCTAAATCGGCATCGATACAGTCGGGGCATCGAGCCGTGACCTTATCTGCCGGGTTTAAATTTGCGGGCAAGTCCAAAGCGACAGGCGGCCCGCGCACGAAACCGGAGGGCACGCCGTGAAAGACTCGATCACCCAGCAGAGAGGACCGATTATGTATTCGGCTTGGCCGGGGTACAACTCTAGTGCCCGCTCCCGTGTTACAACGTCGGAGATCCGCATTACTCCGATGATCGCCCCGCCCGGCCCGCACCGGTGCAGGGCCACATTGCCGCGCACGCGCTCGCCCCACGACCGGTTTTCTATGCGTTTCTCACCCCGCGCGATTTGCGACGCGAAAGGCTCTCTGACGGACAGGGCTTTTAAGGGTTCTTTCATGCAAGAATTTTCGCACATCGCCGCTTGTTTTTGGAGTAAAAAATGCCGGAATTAAATGAAAAACAGCTTGCTTCCTTGGTTGAAAAGGGGGCCACAAACCGTGAAATCGAAGCCGTTCTTGGCCGCGCAATGAGCGACGCGCAGCGGACTCTCGTCGATAAATCGCGAGTCGTGGTTAAATTGCGCAAGCGCGGCCGCCCGGCAACCACCTCCGAGCGCGTAGCCGCCCACACGGCGCGACACTCGCTTGTCGAGCGCAAGACATGCGCCGATCCACGCCGCCGCAAGCGCATGGAGCGCAGCCCGGCGGCGTGGTTGCGCTGGTATCTCGCGGCGACGTACACGCGCCCGTTCGACAAACCCCATAAAGATATTATCGCTGGGGCCATGCGGTCTCACGCGACCGGTGGGCGTTTTCTTGTGGCGGCCGAGCGCGGAGTCGGTAAATCTGCCCTGTTTTATGGGATGGTTCTTTTTTTTGCGCTGACCAGGCGGCGCAGATTTCCGGTATACCTGCCATGGTCGAGCCCGGTCATGAAGCGCGGGCTGCAGTTCTGGCGGTCGGCTCTGGCGTTCAATGAGCGGCTCAACGCGGACTATCCCGAGTTCTGCGCACCGTTTGCCCATGCCAAGGGCGTAGCGCAGCGCCTCACGGCCCTGCGCTGGGCTGACAGTGAGGAGCCGTGCGGAGCGCTGCTGCAAATTTCGGACGGAATGATCATCATGCCGGGCTCGCTCGGCGTGATCGGCGGCAGCACGGTAAACGGAAACCCGCGCGGCCTTAATTTCCCGCAGTCGGACGGCTCGGTGATACGGCCTGACCTCGCCCTAATCGACGACCCGCAGGACCGCAAGGTGGCGAAGTCGCTTGCGATGGTTTCCGAAACGTGCGCCAAAATCGACGGCGACATAGCTGGCCTTGGGACGGCCGGCGGCGACTTTCCTATGCTTTTGTCGGGAAACTGCATCATCGACGGCGACGTTATGGCCCGGTTGATTGCTGACGAAAACTGGAGGGCGTTGCGGGTGTCCTGCGTGACGGCGTGGCCCGCCGGATGGAAGGACAAGGGCGCGTGTTGGAGGCTTTGGCGGGAATGGTGGTCAATCTATCAGGGGAGCGCGGCGGATGGCGTAAAATTCTACCGCGCGAATCGTAAAACCATGACATCGGGAATGGCTCTAAGCGCTCCTCACGCGTATCGCGCTCAGGTTTCCTCCACACTCCCCGACGCCTTCTGCGTGGCGATGCGGCAATATTGGCAGATGGGACACGCCGCGTTCATGGCTGAGCGGCAGCAAACGCCGTTGACACAAGAGGACCTTTCCCCGTTCGCGTTGACAGTTCCGCTGATTCTTTCGCGTACTGATGATTCACGGGGACCGCACGAGCGCCCGGCGTGGATAAACACGGTGATCGCTTCGACGGACATCAATGATTACGGTCTTTCATCCGTCGCTTTGGGTTTCGACAATTTAGAAACCTGCGCAAACATGTGGTATGGAATTTTTGACAACAAGGGTGGCCCGGTCATGCTGCCCAACACCAATGAGGCTGAAAAGTCGCAGGCGCTTTTTGACGCGTTATGCCGCGCCGGCGAGGCGCTTGGATCTTGCGCGTCGAAACCTGCCGTGTGGGGGATAGATGCGGGCTACATGGGGCCGGTTGTCCGTCGCTATGCCGACACGGCGGGGCGCAAGTGCGGGATGACGATCATACTGTGCCGCGGAATGGACGGGCGCAGGTATAGGCCCGGATTTAAGGCTATCGGGGCTCCTCGGGAGCAGTGCCACATGACCGAATGGCCGCAGATCGGTCGCGGACTTTCATGGGACGCTGACTATTGGAAAGAAGTCATGCAGCGGGCATGGCTTGGCGATATCGGAAAACCCGGTTCGATCTCTTTGTTTCGCGGGGAACACCGCGAATTAGCCGAACAGGTTTGGCGCGAAAGACTTTTGGGAAAAGAGGTTGTTGCCGGATCAACCGTTCGTATTTTTGCGAGCGGTCCGGGACGGCACGACTATGGCGACGCAATGGCGCAGGGGTACGCGGTTGCCGCTTATGGCGGAATCGGAACTACCGGCGGAGAGGTTAAACAAAAACAGAAAGCGGTTTACTTTTCAAGTAGGCCGAGCGAAAAGAGGTGATTATGGGAAGACCGAGAAAGAATCCGAACGTTGCGGGTCGGCAGTCGTTCACAACATGTGATCCGCAACCATCAAACCGCGACCCCGCGCTTGCGGTGGTCCAATCCGAAGATGTTCGTGTGTGCCAGCAGCGCAAACGTCGTCGCTACATCCCGGCCAACATGCCGACCGTATGCCCGACCTGCGGGGGAAACACGCGCATGGCCAACGGGAGGCACGTTGACCAAATCCGCTGTACAATTCTTGAATATCGCACTTGCGCCAACTGCGGGGCCAATCTCGCCGCCGGAAGGCCGATGACCGAATACGAAAAGCAGGAGCTGTGTGTGCGCGTGGATGCGGTTCGGGAATACGAAGAGACGTTGCGGAGTTAAGTTAGTACGAGATTCGTACTAAACACGGCGCGTCCTGTTTACACGGGGCGCGCCGTGTGCTTTTATCGAGGTATGGCGAAAGAACTTCATGTGCTTCCCGTACAAATCATTGCCGGAGAATCCATCTCGGCTACGCTGGTGGGCGTTTCCGCTACCGGGCGCACATGCTCTTATGCTTTCAAGGCCAACACTCCGTTTTCGGTGGCGTGCTCAATTGTTGACGGGGCGTTTGTTTTGAGCGTTTCGTCTGCTCAGTCGCTGATTTTGAAAGCCGGTCGCATTCCGTTTGTCGCAATGGCAACAACCACCGAGGGCGGAGCGGTTGAATGCGTTGATTCGGGCTATCTTTCGGTTGAGCCCAATCCGCTCTCCACGTCCAGTTTTTCGGCTGCCCTTGCCGCTGTCGAGGCTGCCATCCTGAAGTTTGCCAGCAATCCCAATCGACAGCTGGCGCTTGACGGGATGTCAATCACCTACAAAACGCTGGACGAATTGCTTTCGCTTCGATCGTTTTACAGGTCCGAGATATCGAGGGATCTTGGCGGCCGCGGTTCCGGGCCGATGCGAATATCGACGAGGTTTTCATGGTAAATTTTTTCAAGCGCAACCCGGAAAAACGCATTGTCGAAAAAGCGGGATCTCGCAAGGGTGCCGCACTCTCTTTTCGCGCGTTTGCCGCCGCGCAGGTCGGTCGCATGCTGGGGCCGTGGAAATGGGATAGCGGGTTCTCAAACGACGAAGTGCGCATGCAGCTCGCGACGGTTCGCAGCCGTTCGCGCGACATGTACAAGAACAGCCCGCACCATCGTCGGTTCTGCAACCTTGTTGCGACCAATGTGGTCGGCGAGGGCTTTACGTTCAAAAGCGCCCCGCACGACAACTTTCCCGGGATGACAAATTATCGCATTGATAAGACGGCCGCAAAATTCATTGAATACCATTTTTGGGCATGGGGCAATAATCCTTTGATTTGCGATACAACCGGGAGAAAAACGGTTGCCGAAATAGACCGTCTGAACGCAAAAACATGGGCGCGCGACGGCGAGTATTTTCTTTTGGTCGATACGACTGCGCCGAACAAATACGGAATGGACTTGCGCGTTATTCGTCCCGACGCGGTTGACGAGCGGCACAACGTCAATCTGGCCAATGGGAACACTGTCCGGTGCGGAGTGGAGCTTGACGCGTCCAGCTTGCGCCCGGTAGCGTATTATTTGCACACGCTGAAGGAGTACTCGACCACCGTGGGAGCATCTGGGCCGCTGCGCCGCGTGCCCGCCAGCGTGGACGGCTCCTATGGCATCATTCATGGTTTTACTCAAGAGGATGAAGACCAAACGCGCGGGATGCCGCTAGGCCATGCAGGCCTAACCACGCTCAAGATGCTCGAAATGTGGAACGAAGCTGAACTTGCCGCCGCGCTTGACGAGAACTGCACGGTCAGAACGTACCACGCCCCGGCTGGACGCGAGGGGGAAATTGCAAATCTTTGCGATGATGAAAATAAAGAAACTCGCGAGGCAATGACCACGCCCAAAGAGCCGGGACAAGCCGAGATTTTACCGCAGGGATGGGAATCTACTGTCAACACGCCCGCGCATCCCAATCGCGAGACTACGGCGTTCAAAGCTTCCTACCAACGTGATTATGCCACGGCCGTAAACTGCGAGTACGCAAACCTGTGCAACGATTGGTCTGGCGTAAATTATGGGTCGGTCAGAGCGGGGACACTGTCGGAGCGCGATATGTGGATGGTTATGCAGCAGCAGATGATAGGGCAGTGCAAGAGCCCTGTGTTTCATGCATGGCTGCGCCGGTTCCTGTCGCTGCCGATCAGCGGCGGTTTTCCGTTAGAAAAGTTCGATAAGTTTTCCGAACATGAATTTCGCGGGCGGCGTTGGATGTGGGTCGATCCGCTGAAGGACATTAAATCGGCGGAAGTTGCGCGCGCCCACGGGTGGAAGACTGACCAGCAAATCACTTCCGATTTTGGCGGGGATTTTGACGACAATGTTGAGGAAATACAACGCAGCGATACCGTCGTCAAGGGTACCAGCTTGGAGACAAAAAACAGTGAGCAAAAAGCAACAGCAGCAACAGTTCAAAAGTGATCTGATCCGCGACGCCAGCGCATTGCAGTTTCGCACGGCCGAGATGACGGCGATTCGCGTAGAAGGCGGAGAAAACTCTGTGATCCGCATGAGCGTTTCTAGCGAAACTCCGGTGCTGACGTACATCAACATGGGCGATCAGTGGATGTGGGCCTATGAAATTCTCGACCATAAAGAATCAAGTATTGATCGTTCGCGTTGCGCGGATGGCCTTGTAATTCAGGACACGCATTATGGCGATCAAATCGGCCTTATTCGTGCGCCCATGATTGCCGATGGGAAACTGGGTGGCGACATTGAATTTTGTACGGGCGAACGCGCGACCGAGATCGCTGCGGACGCGGCGAAAGGACTTCGCAGGAATGTTAGCGTGGGATACCGCTGCGACCCTGCGAAATACGTGCAGGAAGGCATCAAGGACGGCGTTCCGGTGGTACGGTCGCTGCGTTGGTGCCCGCATGAAGCGTCTTTCGTCAACGTTCCCGCCGATCCCGGCGTTGGCGTCGGACGCTCACTGAACAACGAAACCATTCCGGCACAGACCGGAGAAAGAGGAAAAATGCCTACAGAGAAAACCCCTCCGACCGCCGATCAGGTGGTTGAGATTTACCGCCTCGCCCGCGCCTTCAACATGGAGCCGGGACAGGCTGACGACCATATCCGCGCAGGCGGTACGGTCGAAGAGTTTCGCGCCCTCACGCTGAAAAAAGCTGAGGATGACAACGCCAAACGTGCCGAAGATGCGGTGAAACTCAAGAAGGGCGAACCCGCAGGTAAACGCAACGATCTTCAGATTGTGACTCCGGAGTTGCAGAAGGAAATCGAAAAACGGTTCAGCGTTCTGAATGTCATGCGGCACATGGACGCGGCCCGCAAGGGAGAGCGTTCCGTCGTGGATATCGGTTTTGAGCTTGAGGTTTCGCAGGAAGTTGAAAAGATTTCCGGCCGCAAAGCTCAGGGGATTTACATTCCACACAGCGTTCCGGTTTTCACTGGTAAGCGCGCCGATCCTTTCCTCAAGGGGGCGAACGGTGCCAACTTCGTTTCGACGAATCTGCTTATCGGTCAGTTAATCGACGCCTTGCGGTCGCGCATGGTCTTGTCGGCTGCCGGGGCGACGACGCTTTCAGGTCTCGTCGGCGACGTGGCAATCCCCAAGGGTGGGGCAATCACGGGCGGATGGGTTGACGGTGAAAACGGAGCTGGCACGGAAGGCAAGCCGACCGTTTCGCAAGTCACCGGAACGCCGAAGACGGCCAGCGGATGGACGGATATCTCGCGCCGGTTGATGTTGCAGAGCTCGATTGACGTCGAGGCTTTCGTGCAGGGCGAGTTGATGAACACGATCGCCCGCCTGATTGAGGTTGCGGCCTTTGCCGGAACCAACGCCAACGGGCAGCCTAAGGGCCTGAAGGATTGGTCGGGCGTAAACACTCCGACGCTGACGGCGAATGTTCCGACGCGCGCGCAGTTGCTCGCGTTCATTGAGAACATCATGACCGACAACGCGGAGTTTCCGAATCAGTCGTGGATCATGCGTCCCAACGGCTGGGCGCTGCTCAAAAACATCGCGGACGGCATTATCAAGAACGTCGCCGGAACGGAAAACGTCGCTGGGTTCGGAAGCGGCGCGATCCTCAAGGACGACGGCATGATGCTCGGGTTCAGCTCGCATGTCACGACGAACATTCCGAATCACTCGCTGTGGTTTGGCGCGTGGCAGCAGCTCGTCATTGGGCTGTGGTCCGGCGTCGATTTGACCATCGACCCCTACAGCAACAGCACGACCGGCGCGGTGCGCGTGGTTGCGCTGCAGGACGCCGACATCATGGTTCGGCACGGCGAGGCGTTCTCGTACGGCTCGACGTTGACGGCGTAAGAAATACGGCGGGGACCTCCACCCGCATTTTTTAGGAGAATATTATGAAAAAGTCGTTTTTAGTTTTGGCTGTCTTGGCTTTCGCCTTTTCGGCGCGGGCCGCGCTGGACACATACACGCTGACCTCGCACGGCGGCGTGTTCCCGGCTACTTCGGTCACAAACGCGTCCGCGCTTACCACCGTAACGGGCGATGCGTTTGACCTTCTGCAATACAAGGGATTTGCAACGATCACCGTGTCTCATGGGGCCGAGCTAAACGGGGCTACCAACCGCGTTTCGGTGCTGACGATCCAGCAGACCAACACCGCCTCCGGGGGATGGTCCGTCTACAGGTCGATTACCAACACGACGCCGTTCGCGTCGTTTACGCGCGTTCCGTTCGAAGTTGGAAAGGGCGGTCGCTATATCCGATGCGTCTTCTCCTCGACGAACGCAAACAGCGCCGCATCGGCGTCAATCAACGCATTCTCCGACCAGTAGGTTGGGCCCGGCGGGCGGTTCTTGTCCGTTACTCCCGCCCGCCGGGTATTTTTACACATGAACACCGAAATGAAACAGATTGCGGAGGAAGCCTTCGACGGCATCGCGGATGTCGTCGGACAGATCGGCGTGTTTTCCGGAACTCGACGCGAATCCGGCGCGTCTGAATCGCGGCCCTTGACGCTTTCGGCCGTCTGCACACTTTCCAAAGCTTCTTCCGTGGATTTGACGAATCTGTCCTCCTCTCCATCGTCTGAACTGTCCTACACCGTCAACGTCGGGCGAACCGCATGGCCCGACCATCTTCCTCCCCAGGCGGGAGACTCGGTTTTGTTTGACGACATTCCCGTGTTAAAAGTTTCGGTCGTTATGCCGGCGGCTTACGGATGGTCGCTTACGTGTATTGGGGGTGCGGCGTGAGCGCGTTTTCCCTCAATCTGCAAATGGACGAAGGAAGCATGACGGCTTTGCAGAAGCAGATGCAGCGTCGCGTTTCGGAATTGGGGGACACTCCGGAAACGGCGATCCGCGTGGGCTTCATCGCTGCCATGCGATCGATGCAGGCCAGCACCAAGGTCGCCCCGCGCCGCCGCAAGGTGCGCCAGCCGTCGCGTGAAAGCAACGGGCGCGGCGTCCGATCAAAGGGAAACCGTTTGTTTATCGCCGAGGGCATCGACCGAAACAACGGCGGCGTACCTAAAAATATTTTGATTTGGGCTCCCAATCTCGCGATTGCCAAACTTTCGCCCAAAGCGCAAATCAAAAAATGGGGGCTCGCAAAAACTTCGTGGGGCTGGGCCATGCAGCGGCTTTTCGGCGGGCAGGCGCAGGGCGCGCGCGGCGGGCTTGCGCAGCCTTCCGGTACACTGGCCGTAACCAAAATCATAGACCGCGCCACGGGCTATGCCGAGGCCGGCGTGAACAACAAACTCGACTATATCGCCCACGCGCTTTCCGGCGGACGCGGCCCAGCGGTGTCCACCGCTCTTTCACGCGCGGCCGGTGCCATGAAGGGCCGAATCGATCAGGCTGTGAAAAAAGCGACTTCGGAGGCCGGATACTAAAATGACCGCATACCTCGAACAACAGATTGAAGAGATTATCCGCGCAGCTGTACAAACGGCTGTCGGATCTTCTGTTTCCGTCATCGGTTGGCGGCAACCCTCGCTTGCGGGAACAGTCAAGGCCGCGTCACTCACCAGAATTTTGGTCAAAATTTTGCCGCGCTCGAATCTCGGCTTCGGAAGCTCGATTGTGAATTTTGACGCGCAGGTGCATGTCCAGGTCACGGCGCACGATTCACCGGACGGGGATTTGTTGACGGATCTCGAAGGAAAAACAATCGCGCTGCTGGAGGCGTGGAACCGGACGCCGGAAACCATGCAGGCCGCTTTGAGCATCGAGAATGTTTTCAGCGCGGACGGTTTTATTTTCACGCAGGGCGGCGACTGCGATTTCGATCAATCGACCCTGCTTTGGTACTCCTCCATTCCGATCCAAATCAAGGGCCATATTCTCGCTTAAACACCGAAAAGGAAAACACCGATGAAAACAGACACCGAAAAAACTACCGAACAAACCAAACGCGATACGCCGCGCGCGACAACGGCGTTTCACACGCCTATCGATTATTTCACGCTTGGCTCCACCCCGCTCGCACTCAAATCGAGCAAAGAGGGCAAAACGTGTGAAAACAAAGAGGCTCCAGACGAGCGCGGCGACGTGGTCGCTCGAACGGTTTACGGCACGATCTCCAAACCTTCCTGCAATTTTGAGGTTATCGCGGCGGGTGATCTCTCGCTTGTCCTCGGCGCGGTCACGACGGTCGACGCCGTGGTTTACGCGCTGACCGGAGCGACGATCACGACGAAATTCGGCGAGCCCTGCACGGTGTCCGCTTCCGGCGAGTCTTTGCAGACCGGGGCGACTGTCTCCAGCACAATCACGGTCGGTGCGGCTGCATTGCTCACGCTTCACAAAGCCGCCGTTCTTTTCACCGCGTTTACGCTGGGCGGCGCGGGGTGCGAACTGCACGAGTGCTCGGCGGAAATCACATCCAAACTTTCACGCGCGACCGTTTCCGGCGAAACCGTCGCGCATGACATTTCCGGCGGAAAGATCGTGGTCAAGGCGACCATCGGGCAGACGGAGACCACGCCCCCGACCGTCACGGCGGGCGAGGGTTTTGAGATCACCTCGCCGCTCACCTGCGACAACCCCGACGAAGACTATCCGACATGGACGGTGGAGTTGACCAAGGATCTCGAATCCGACGAACCCGGCGCGTAAACGAAAGGGCTTTGCCATGTTGTCTGAGTTGGCCATCGGGGATATGGACGATCTCGCCGCGAAAGGCATACTCCTGTCGCCCGCCGAGGTTGTGCGCCTAAACGAATTGGGGCTGCGCTGCGAGCGCGGCGCCCATTCCGCCGACTTTATGGCGACGCCCCGCATCGGCTGGGCCGGAAACATCGCGATCCACGAGCCGACGCCCCAAGTAGAAGAGTGGATGAGCGACTATGCCGCAAGGTTCGCGACGGACGATGATTCGTACGCCTCCATGCTTTTGTTTGCCTGCGCCCATGCGCGGACCGGGGGGTTTTTCGACCGCGCGGAAATGCAGTCGCCGCGCGGAATACGCGCCGAAATGCAGCGGTGGAGAAAAAACATTTCGAGCGCCACAGCCCGCCAACTGGCTGCCGCGCTCGATTATGCCGTTTACGGCGCAGATGCCGGAGTTGACGTTGTTCCCGTCGCCCCGCCGCCCGGGAAGGAAAAGCCCAAACAGCCCGTTTTGAGCGCGGTTGACGAAGCCATAGCCGCAGGCCTCTCGCTCTCCCTATCCGAACTTCGGACGCTCGCGTCGTCGCGGCTCTACACGATTCTCGACCAGCACTATCGAAACGCCGGGTGCGAAGAGAATAAACAGTGCAGCGTGAAAGCCCATGCGGAATACACTCGGACGCTCGCCGTGATTGTTTCCGCGCACGAAAAGGATTTGTCCAATGGGTGACAGCGTCAAACTTTCAATCATTTCCGGGTTTGACCCTGCCGGCTTCCGGGCCGCGAGCGCCGCCGGACAGTCCTTGCGAAAAGATGTGGCGAACGTTTCGACCGCGACTGATTCGCTTGGCGCGGCGTCCGGTGCGTTCGAGCGCTTCGGACACGCGGCTAAAAACGGCGCGCGCAGCGTCGGCGTGTTATCATCCGCCATAGGCGACGAAAAAGGAGGAGCCGGGACCGCCGCAAAGTTGGCGGGCGGTGCGCTTATGGCATTCGCTACCGGCGGATGGGTGGGGTTGATCGTTGCCGGAGCTTCCACAATCATCTCGCATTTCGTTCAGATGCGCTCAAAAGCGACTGAAGCCGCGACGAAAATGAAAGAGGCTTTTCACCAAGGACTTATCAAATCCTTCGAGGAACAGCTTAAATCCACGCGAATCGAATACGAGAATCTCGCCAAACAAATCGATATGGCTTCCTCGCGGCTCGACAAACTGGCAACCGCAAGAGAGAAACTCAATAAAGCCGGCGCGGGACTGGGGTCCGCTCAATCCTCCGACGCTGTGAAAAACATCGAGGCCGGATATTCCACCCAGAAGGAATATAGAAATCTCGCCCCGG